TCACCAACCCTTACATCATGCCCGCCGACACCGACAAAATCGAGAAATACTACGGCAACCGCGATATATATGAGCTGTATATGAGAGCCGATCCCGCATGGGATGTAGGCGATTATGTGTATTTATCGGTGTCGGATGACGATGACCAAAGCACATACAAGCTTGCGCTGATATTGGAGCGTGAATTGATATTCGACGGAAGTTTTAAGGCGAATATCAAGGTTCGTGTGATAGACAATGCGTTTGAGGACGTGAAAACCAATAACACATATGCATCATTGGCTATGCGCGGTTTTACTCATGACGCTTTGAATACGGCGGGATACACGCACAAGCAGCTTAACGAAGGAGTGTGACAGTATGACAAAGACAACCAATTTGAAATTGAAGAAACCCGACGGTGCGGACACGTACAACGTCGAGGATATGAACGACAACAGCGATATACTTGATTCGACGATAAACGAACTTCAGTCCGCCGTAAATGCCGCACAGACTGCGGCAGATGCGGCTGTAACTACGGCAAAGCTTGCCGACGCAGCCGTAACAACGGCAAAGATAGCGGACGGGGCTATAACTACGGCAAAGCTTGCCGACGAGGCAGGGCAAGGAGTACTTGTTGCCGCAACATATGATGAAATGACGGCTATGGATGTCAAACAGGGTACGATGGTGTATGTGGCGGCAGCCGATTCAACATACAGATGGAACGGCAGCAATACATGGGAAAAAATTCTCGCCGAAGATTCCGAACTTCCTCTATATGGCAGCTGCAATACTCAAGCCGCCGCAGACGCAATAACGGACATCGGTAAACCGAGGTTGTATAGCATTTGGGGTTCGTCAAGTGCCGAAGCACCGTTTAAAAAAGGTGGTTTGCTGTTGGTTTACAATCTTGAGGAAAGCGGAAAACTGCAAATACTGTTTTCTTTGGATCACTCCATTTACCGAAGATTTATGTCGGGTTCGGAATGGTCGGAGTGGCATAGAATCGGCTCATCGGGCGGGGGATTTTACGGTGGTATCGGAGCAGCTTCACTTATGGGCGGTGCTGTCGGCTATTCGGCATATTCAGTAGATGGGTTTGCCGGGGGAGATACTGCAAGTGCAGACTCGGGCGGCGCAGTCGGTGACGGCGCGAAATCCACATCCGGCGGTGCGATGGGGCTTAACTCGTCAGCCACCGAAGGCGGAGCTGTCGGTGCTGCGGCATATTCCAAAACGGGATTTGCGGGAGGAGCCAGTGCGAGCGCGGCACAAGGCGGTGCGATAGGCGCGGCTTCGTTTGCGCTTCGTGGCGGTGCTGTCGGTGACGGCGCAAAGGCGCAGAATGGATTTGCCGGCGGACAAGGTGCAATTTGCGGCCCGGATGCACAACATTACGAGCTGGACAACATCCAATTAGGTAAGGGTATCAATGCCAACGAGAAAACCCTTCAGGTGTACGACTATCAAATGATGGATGCAAACGGACATATTCCCAAAGAACGTGTTCCGGATAAGCTTGAATCGCTTGTTGTGTCGGCGTTGCCGTCAAAGGCTGCCGCATACAATTTTGAGGATCAGGCTTCTAGGTTTGTCAACGGATACAGAACAGCCTGTACGGCTGAAGCCTATGAGACCGATTCGGAATACAGCGGATATTATCAGAAAATATCCGTCAGCGGAAACAGCAATACATATCGAAATGCCACGCTTGATTGTTCTGACGTAATGACAGGCGCAGCATCGATGATTGTCGAGTTCGACGCAAGCCTTTCGGGGCGTTGGCAAATAGGTCTTGCCGATTTATCGCAGCGTCCCGGAGCATCGACGGGTTCAAGCTACACATCCGAAGGATGCGCTTTTTCGATAGGCACAAAAGACGGCAGTACGCTGACAGTTTACGGTGCGGACGGCACGGTATCGCTTTCGGGATGGAAACACGTCAAAGCGGCAATTGATTTTACCGCCAAAACGGTAACCTACACCATAGCAAGCCGTTCGGATGGAACGGTTCTTAAGACAGGCACAATCGATTTTCGAGATACAACCGTGACGGGCATAACCGGGTTTGAAGCATATGTATGGTCAACCACCACAGATTTGTTCATAGACAACATCGAAATAACATCATTGTTTGACGCAAAGGAGAATGTGCGATATTTGATACTCGGGGACGACGGCAATTACACCGAATATGAGTACATAAACGGTGAACCCGTCGCATTCTCGGGCGGAAAAATTGCTGACGGCACAATAACGTGGAATATGTTGTCAACGGAACTGCAAAATGCGCTGACGGCTGCAGGGGTCACAATTCCTTCGGAATGATGAGGTAAAGGCATTGGAAAGCACAATAATTGTAGCAATTTTATCACTTATAGGCACCTTGGGCGGATCACTTATCGCGGGTATAATGTCGAGCAGCAAGACATTATATCGCATTGAGCAGTTGGAACGCAAGGTTGAAAAACATAATAATTTGGTGGAAAGAATGGCGGTTCTCGAAAATACGGTGCGATCACATCAACATCAGATTGACGATATTTCGGAAAGGATTGATACATAATGAAAAGTTGGATTAAGGCGGCGGGTATCCGCGCGATTAAAACGACGGCGCAAACAGCAGCCGCGACAATCGGCACAACGGCGGTTTTGAATGAAGTGGACTGGATTACGGCAGTGTCTGCGGCTGTACTGGCGGGGATTTTGTCACTCCTGACGAGTGTGGCGGGTCTGCCGGAGCTTGAAGAAGGTGACGAGAATGAGTGCGATTGATAAGGTTCTGGCAATTGCCGAGGATGAACTCGGTTATCTTGAAAAGGCAAGCAATGCCAACCTCGACAGCAAAACGGGCAACGCGGGAAGTGCCAATTACACAAAGTACTGGCGCGACATTAAACCGTCGTATCAGGGCGAACCATGGTGCGCGTGCTTTGTGACATGGTGCTTCGCTCAAGCGTTCGGCAAGGATAAGGCGGCGATGATGCTCAAGCATTATCCGTATGTATATTGCCCGACGATGGCGGAGCTTTTCACGCTCCATGCGAACCCTGAGCGCGGTGATATTGTCATATTCAAGCGTAACGGCACATTTACACACACGGGCATTGTAAGAAGCGTTAGCGGCGATTATTTTACGACGATAGAGGGGAATACATCAGGCTCTAGCGGCATTGTCGCAAACGGCGGCGGTGTGTTTTCCAAAAGATACTACAACAGCAGTCTGCCGGGTACGAAGTTTTGCCGCCCGGATTGGACTATAGCGGAAAGCGAGGATTTAACCATGACACAGTATGAAGAATTAAAGGCGGCTATTGAGAGCTTGGAACAGGCACACTCGGAGCTGAAATCGACGGTCGCAGAGCGGACAGGGTACTATAATTATATTGACAACAACATGAATAAGGACTACAAGCCCACAATTCAAAAGCTTGTTGGCAAGGGACTTTTGCAGGGAAACGAAAACGGAGAGCTTATGCTCACTAACGACATGATGCGCGTATTCACGGTGCTTGACCGTGACGGCGTGTTCGGATGATGTGAGTGCCTGTACGGGGATTAAAACAGGGGGCATGCGAACCCCCTGTTTTTGAGCGTCAAGCGTCATTCTCCATATCCTTTGATATGAGGTCTGTGATATATTTTGTGATGCTCATGCCCTTGTCGGCGGCTCTTTGGGCTATTACAGCCTTTTCGCCTTTTTTGACAGTTATCGTTATTCTGTCGTATGCTTTGGCGTTATACCGCGCCTTGACCTGCCATGATGTGGTTGTTTTTCGCTTTGGTTCGTCTGTCATGCTATTTCCTCCTACTCTTAATCAGCACATAAATTATTTTAGCTACAGCCAATATAATTAATGCTATTCCTATTACGCTTAAAATTGTCATAGCATATTGACAATGACGTAAAAACATGATATAATGGGGCTATGGGGAAGGGGCTTCCGCCTCTTCCCCGCTACCGCTAATTCATCACCTTGTCGATGATTATCAGCAGTAGCCCTACTATGAAGTCCACCAAGGCTCCGGTTACGATCTCTTTGAGCTTGGTGGATTTCTTTTTGTTTTTAGCCACCGTCTTTCCTCCTTCCTCGATTATTTTTGATATATGGGATTTTTGCCTCACCTCACCTTCTGTATCTATTATATCATACTCTGGTGAGTATGTCGATAGGTTTTGCAAAAATTTTTTTTCTGCATTTGTACGGGATTTGTCGGAGTATGCGCTTGTGGAAATCGGGGATTTTCTTGCGGGAAATAGTGTAGACGGGGCATTTGCCCGCAGTCTGCACTATTATCCATCTCCACAAAAAGTATACTAACTATTGTTATGCATTTGGATACCTATAGTTGGTATACTTTTGGTTACAAAAAAACGATCTTTATGTTATTATCCTTGTCGACATTAATTTGTTTAATCACAGAACGCCACAGTATGCGTTTACCCTCATTGTCAAGGGTTGCATACATTTCCTTAAAATCCTTTCTCAAAAAGCGCTTGAACGGAGTGAAATCCTTTTTGGGTTCGGGCGTTTCTACGGCCATTAGCTTTTCATTGAGTTCAGCATAATCTTTTTTATACGTGTCAAGATCAATCAGGTCGTTTATGTATAGCTCCTTCAGGCGGTCAAGCTTGTGGCGAATTGCGGCTTTATTTATCTTCGGCGATTTTTTCTTTTTCTGCTCGGTGGCAAAAGAGCAAGTGTATCTCTCAATCTCCGGCACAATGTTGTCAAGCAAAAAGCTTTCCATTTTCAGCTCACCCATTGAACGATTGTGCGGGCATATGCCGTTTGAAAAATGGCGGTTGCATCGGTAGCAAACATAGTAGTGCCTGACCTCATCCGCATATGTCCTCATTTGCGCGTTTCCGCTCATATGACAGCCGCATTCGGCGCACACAAGCAGACCGGAGAAAATGAAGGTGTACTTCGACGGAGTTGACTTTATATTTCTATCCTTGATGACCGTCTGCACATAATCAAACAGTTCTTCACTTACAAGCGGTTCACAAAAGTTCTTGATGCCGTGATATTCGCCGATGTATATGCGATTAGTCAGCATCATCTTTACAGTGTACGGGTGCAGGTGAACATTGTGCATATCAACCATTGCTTTTCCTGCGGCGCGTTGTGACTGATGCAGTCTGTAATGCTCAAACAGGTCAATGGCAATAGGAGCGCGTTCTCGGTCTATTACAATCTTGCTGTTTACAAGCTTGTATCCTATCGGCAGATTGGGGGTTGATGCCTCGCCGCGCTCCAATTTGCTTGCAAATACGGCTTTTATTCGCTCGCTTGTTCTGTCTGCCTCGTCCTGAGCTATCGACAACATGATGTTAATGTGCAGTCTGCCATTTGCCGTTGAGGTGTCATAGTTTTCGAAAATCGTTCTCCAGTTGGTATTATGCTCTTCGAGTACCTCTTGCACTTTATAGTAGTCCTTGATGTTTCGAAACCAACGGTCAAGTTTGGTAAATATAATCAGATCCACTTTGTCGGACTTCACATCCTCAATCAAGCGCAGTAACTCCGTGCGGCTTTTGAGAGACTTACGGGCGGTTTTGCCACTGTCTATGTATGTGCCTATGATTTTATACCCGTTTTTGTGCGCGTACTGTTCAAGTGCCATCTGCTGTGCTTCAAGCGACAGCCCGTGCAGTGCCTGCTCCTCAGTTGAAACTCTTATATAAAGAGCCGTTCTTGTGATTTCCATAAAAAACTCCTTTCAACCCTATTGACAGCCGAAAGGAAATATGTTATAATACAACCATGCATTGGATGTGTTTACAGCATATTCTTTCGGATGCCTTTACGGCGTCATTTATTAAATTCTTCTTGCCGTGCGTGCGCCAACACGCGCGGCACTTTTTTTGTTATGTTTCGTCTTTGAGTAACTGCAGTATATTTTCCTTCAGTTCCGGGAAATCCTTACTTACCGTATCAAAAACGTCATACATATCCAAAGTGGCATATTTATGTGCGGCTATGTCGCGGAATCCCGCAATATTTTTCCATGGTATTGCATTATGCTGCTTGCGGAAATCTTGAGATAAATTCTTCACAAGCTCCCCTATATTGATTACGGTCATACATATGCCGCGCTTAAACAGTTCATCACTGTCGAAGGTTTTGAAATCTTTACCGTCCATGGCGTTAACGACAATATCCACCTCATCAATGATTTTCTTTAGGATAATCCTATCTCTATGCTGCATAAAGCGGTACCACCTTATCTATTTCAAGAATTGAATCCTTGGGTACAGGCGCGTGAATTACATCCACGGGAGTACTAAGCAATTCTTCCATGCGATTTTTTATTCCGCAAAGAGTTATAAGCGATATTCCGCGCGTTTCAAACTCCACAAGCAGGTCAACATCACTCTCCGGTGTGTTTGTGCCTTTGGCGTATGAGCCGAAAAGCTCTATTTTCGTGATGGGGTATTCCTTTGCAACCGTCCTTGCCGCATCGGTTATTTGTTCTATCGTAAGCATAGTATCATTCCTTTCTGTGTCTGCTTTTAGGTTACTTTTCGACAATATATATTGCAATCCACTCGTTGAGGAGCGGAAATTTCAGTTTCCAATACGTGTCTTGCTTAAAAGGCGGCTCAGCTCCTCGGCTAGGTCATCGCCTAGGGTTTGAGGTTTCGCCTCCGGTTTGGTCGGTTGTGGCGGCGGTGAGGCATGATACCGTTCCGCCTCGGTGGCGGCTTCATCGGCAGCCTTGCGCAGGGCTTGCCGAATTTCCTCACGCGTTGGTTTCTTCAATCCCAAATACGCCTCAACAATTTTCTTTTCCAGTAATGACATATCGTATCGGAACGCCAATTCTTCAAGCGGATCCGGCTGTTTTTCTTCACGTCCGAGCAGGTAATCTGTCGTGACATGATAAAAATCAGCAAGTTTTGTTATCGTGGTTAGATTAGGCTCAAGTCTGCCACTTTCGTAATTGCGGTAAGTATCCGGTTTCATACCTATCGCTTCAGCAACAGCCTTCATCGTATACCCACGACTTTTTCTTATCTCCGTTAATGTAGATGCAACCACTTAATGTCACCTCCTATCTACAGTGTTTATTATACGTTGTTTTGTCGCATTTGTCAAGCGTAAAATCAGTGATAACGACAAAATAGCAATGTGCACAAAAATAAATACGATTTTTTGTTACTATTTTTCAAATAAACCGCTTGACAAATACGTTAAAATGTCTTATAATAGGTTTATCAAAACGACAAAATCACGCAACGCAACCGAAAGGAGGTAACATATATGCTATACGCAAACGATATTACACGCGAAGAGGCGGTGGAAGTATGCGAGTATGTAAAGCGCACACCGCCGGAGACGCTCAGGCGGCTCTATTTTGCTATTCTCGCGGAGCGGCTCGCAAATGATGTCGAAGACATCAGCATGAGGGCGAAGGCGTGAGAGCAAATCGGAGGAGAGATTACGGTATTTACGGAAAGGAGAAAGACAATGGCGTCGAAGTTAAACATTAACCTATTTTTTGAGGGTTTGGCACGCGCCTTGACGGCGCAGTATCAGGAAAGGTACCCGGGGATTGAGGTTACAGTCAGGTCGATTGAACTCAAGCCCGAATATGCGGAAAGGAGAGCGGACAATGATTTTAAGTGACAGGGAGTTGGGGGTTGCGGCGGTGCTTGTATTCGCCGTGCTCTCACAGGCGGTGTTTGCGGCGTACTATACTTTGGATGAGCGGAAACAGCGCAAAAAGCGGCGGATGATTAACCGGGCGCGGATGTATGAAATGCGGCGGGATCGCGAGGCGGTGCGGCTTGAGCGGTATGAGCGCGAGGCGGCGGCATGGCGCACGGCTCGCGAGGGTGAGCTTTTCGGCGAGCCGGAAAAGCCGCTGCGCAAAGCGTGCGGACTGTTCTCGGACGAGGCGGCGCAGAGGTGCGTAAGGTGATCGGATTGATTACGGTGAAAGGATGTGATGATATGTTTGCAACAATGGCGGCACTTGTCGCGGGCGGTGCGATGGGGTTTATGCTCGGCGTGATTCTCGCCGGGACAAAACATGAATGAATGCGTGCGGCGCATTCGGTGAATTTGCGTTCTATGAACATAGGTTCGGTGTTTCGGGTTCGATGAATCGAACCCCTACGATGCGCAACGGATGTGTTTGACGTAAAAAATCGAAAGGAGAAAAATACAATGAATGATATGGACAGAGAAGAAATACTTCAGTGGGAGATCAGAGACTTGGTTGACAAGCTCAATGAACGATACGAAAAGAAAGGGTATTCGTACCTGATTTCATATCAGTCCGACGCTCACGAAATGACAACTTCCATGCACGTTTCCGGGGACTTCGCCGCGAGTCTCTGCACGCTGATTCTTGAGCATGTGTTTAAGGATGTCGGCAATGCCGACAGGCTGCAGATAGCGGACATACTGCTTTCGGCGTTGGATGCGCCGCAGGAAGGGTAACGGTCGGTTATTCGGGCAAGGGCGGTAATTCTTGATTAATTGCCGCCGTCTGCAGACAAGGAAGGAGAAGATACAATGGATAGGATAACGAGTTTTGAAGTGCGTGCGGAGCGGATTGCGGATCGGTACGGATTGGAAAAGCAAAGCGTGGTTCTCATGGAAGAGTGCGCGGAGCTGATTCAGGCGGTATCGAAAATGATACGCGGCGAGGCAGAGCGGCAGCAAACGATAGACCATATCACGGAAGAAATCGCGGATGTGGAAATTTGCATTGCGCAATGCAAACACCTTTTGGAGATTCCGGACGCAGATATACACCGATGGATGAGATACAAGCTCACACGTGCGGAAAACCATATAGCAAACGAGGAAGATGATTGTTATGATGAATGAGACGGACAGAACAGAGATTACCGAGGAGATGTATTATGCGCTGTTTAAGCTGATTGAAGATTACGCGGTGCGGGAATTGGAAGGAGAGGCATTAAAATGAGCAAGGCAGCAACACAGGCAGAAGATTATCCGATGAATTTACTTGACGAAGTAGCAAGGGACGCACTTCATCCGGACGGGCAGTGGGAACATCCGTTTCCGGAGGACATAAAGGGAACATTGGCTTATGTGTTTGCGGAAACGCTTACGGAGAGGGAAGCAAGAGTTTTGCTGTTAAGATACCTCGACAAGCTCACGTATGAGGAAGTCGGAAAAGAATGCGGAGTCACAAGAGAACGCATAAGACAGATTGAACAAAAGGCATTGCGAAAGCTCCGCCACCCTTTACGAAAAAATATGCTGATAACGGGCGTAAGGGGTGCAATACGGGAAACAAGAATCCTTGATACAGACAAAGAATACATGAAAAGGATTGACAAGGCGGTGATGGCGGTTACGGAAATAGCCCGTGCCGCCACATCCGCCCCTGTCGAGTTTTGTGAGAACCTCGGAGCGGAAAAAGACAAGGTTCTCCCGCTTGTATTGAAAAAGTCGGCAGAAGAATTGGATTTGTCGGTAAGAGCGTACAATTGCCTGAGGCGGGCGGGAATAAAAACTATCGAAGATATAACAAAGATGAGCTTTGAGCAATTGGCAAAACTGCGGAATATGGGCGAGAAAACCGCAATGGAAGTGGTTGAAAAGCTTAAAAAGCATGGGCTGAATTTAGAAGATTAAGGAAGTGTGAACTTGATGAAAGATATTATTATAACGATTGACGGCAAAACGAGAAGGAGAAAAACGATGAGTGAGCATTTAAAAATCATAAAAAGGCGAAAAACCGTACTATTCCGAGGTAAGCAGTCGGATCCCGACCAGTGGGAGTACGACGGCGAAGGCGAATGGGTGTACGGGGATTTGTGGAGAGACGACAAAGGGATAACGGACGCCTCCTACAAGATGGATTGGATTATCCATAATTCCGAATACGATGATACGAAAGTAGACCCCGATACGGTCGGAGAGTATACGGAGCTTGACGACGCTAACGGCACAGCTATATTCGATGGGGATATTATTAAATCAGTAGACAGCGAACTCCGTTTAACAAGGTATTGGAAAGTTGTATACGGAAGTCGAGAAGGGAATGACGAGCCGAGATGGTATCTGATTGCGATTGACGGGAAGCTTCCTTATGAAACGCTCTTATATATTCCACCGCAATTTCCCCACACTCGCATAAAAGTCGTCGGAAATATTTTCGACAATAAAGATTTCAAAGTACCAAGCGGCAAGGAAGGAGAACGTAACAATGAGATTACAGAGGTTGAAATTGCGGAATTTTCAGGGGATTGCGGAGCTTGACCTTGAATTCGGCGGGCAGGATGCCGTTATTTACGGCGATAATGCCACGGGAAAGACCACCGTGTTCAATGCCGTTACGTGGCTTTTGACGGGCGGCGCGAGTACGGGGGCGGCGGGATATACGCCGAAAACGCGAACCGCCGACGGTGACGCGCACAACCTCAGCCATATCGCCGAGGCGGTGTTTACCTGCGAGGACGGCGGGGAGCTGACGTTATGCAAGGATTACCATGAGGTTTACAAGAAAAAGAAGGGTGCGCGGACTGCGGAATTTTCCGGACATACGACGGATTATTTCGTGAACGGCGTTCCGGCGAAGGAGAAGGAATACGCGGCGCGGATTGCGGATATATGCGATGCGAAGTGGCTTAAGATTTTAACGATGCCGCAATATTTACCGGAGATTATGTCGTGGGACGAGCGGCGAAGGATACTGGTTGAAGTATGCGGCGATACGGACGATAAGGAGATTATCGCGGGGATAGACGGATTTGCACAGATCCTCGGAAACCGTACGCCGGATGAGTTCAAGAAAATAGCGGCGGCGCAGAAGACGGCTATTAACAAGGAGCTTGACGGCATACCGGGCAGGATTGACGAGGCATCAAAGGCGGTCGTTCCCGTTCCGGCGGATCTCGATAACTCAATCGAGAAACAGACGGCGCGGATAAACGCACTTCAAGCCGAGTACGACGAAGCACTGAGCGGAATATACGCAAAAAGCGGCCTGCAAAAAGAGCTTTCGGCGGCAAATGCGGAGCTTGAGCGGGTACGCGGTGAGCATGAGCGCATGATTGTGCGGCGGATGAACGAGCATAAGACGGAGCTTGAGATGCTTCAAACCGCCGTTTTGAGAGCGGAGCGGAAAGAAGGGAATCTTCGGCGCGATAAGCGCGAGAAAGAAGAAGAGCTTGAAAGTCTGCTCAATGAGCGGAAAAGGCTTGTGGACGAATACGCCGACATTGCCGCGCTGAGGTTTGACACATCATCGACGGTTTGCCCGACGTGCGGGAGAGAATATCCGCGCGAGAAGGTGGCGGAGATGGTCGCGAAATTCAACACCGACAAGAGCGAACGCCTTACAAGGCTCAATGAGCGCGGGAGACGGACGGCAAGCAAGGAGATGATCGCACGGACGCGTGATGAAATCGAAAAGCTTGCGGCGGAGATTGAAATTGCGGCGCGGGACGCGACGATTTGCCGCGAAAAGCACAACGGGCTTATAGCCGCCGCAGGGACGCTTGAGCCTGTGGAAACAAACGAGGAATATAAACGGTCGGCGGCACGCGTGAAGGAGCTTGAGGAGCGCATGAGCGGTGCGAGAGCCGAGGAGAACGATTACCGCCGCGAGTTCGGCGAAAAGCTTGAGCGCGAACGGCAAAGGCTGGGAGAGCTTAAGGAGCTTAAAGGCAGCCGGGTTTCATCGGAGCGTGCGCTTAAACGGATCGAGGAGCTGAAGGAACGCGAGAAGGAGCTTGCGGCAAGCTACGAGGACGCAGAGAGGGCGTTGTATTTGTGCGATGAGTTTGTACGCGCCAAGGTGGCGGCACTCACCGACAAAATCAACGGCAGATTTGAAAACGTAAGGTTTGAACTGTTTGCAACGCAGGTCAACGGCGGCGTGAAGGAGTGCTGCGAGGTGCTTGTGCCGTCACCCGACGGGCGGCTTGTGCCGTATGCCTACGCAAACAACGCGGCGAGAATCAACGCGGGTCTGGAGATTATAAGCGAGCTGTCACGGTGCGCGGGTGTGTCGCTTCCGGTGTTTATCGATAACGCGGAGAGCGTGACACGGCTTGTGCATACGGATTTGCAGACCATTCGGCTTGTAGTGAGCGAAGCGGATAAGGAATTGAGACTGGAAGGAGTAATTACAAATGGCTGACACTTTAACAGAGCAGAAGGAGCAGAAACTGGCGGTCAGTGAGAAATTCACAAATAAGATTCTCGCTGAGTTCGGCGGAAATGTTTCGGGCGTGGCGAAGGTCACGGAATCACAGCGGAGATTGATACAGGGGTATTTCATCGGTATCGACAAGGCACTCAAAGACGCTGAGACGAGACGCGTTCAGAAGAACCAAAACAACCGCGACCATAAGTATGATGAGCCGCTCCCCGTTACATGGGCAAATGTCAATCTCAATGATTTGGCGATGAGCTTGGTACACTATGCGCGGGTAGGGCTTGACATGATGCAGGATAACCACCTTTACCCGATACCCTATAAGAACAATCGTACGAATAAGTACGATATAACGCTTATGGAGGGGTATAACGGAATAGCTTACATAGCGGAGAAATACGCGGTTGTAAAGCCGAAGGCGGTTACGGTGGAGCTGGTGTATTCCACGGACGTGTTCAAGCCGATAAAGAAGAGCAGGGGCAACGATGTGGAATCATACGAGTTTGAGATAACAAACCCGTTCGATCGCGGTGACGTTATGGGCGGGTTCGGGTACATCGAGTACGACAATCCGAAACGAAACGAGCTTGTTATCATGAGCTTGAAGGATATTCTCAAGCGTAAGCCGGACTATGCGGCGGCAGAGTTCTGGGGCGGAAAGAAAACCGTCTGGAAGGGCGGCAAAAAGGTCGACGCGGAGACGGACGGCTGGTTTGAGGAAATGTGCCTTAAGACGATAAAACGCGAGGTGTACAGCGCGAAGCACATTCCGCGCGATCCGATGAAGATAGATGAGAGCTATTATTATCTGCGTGATCAGGAACTGCAAAATGCCAAGCGCGAGGCAGAGGCAGAAATAGCGGAGAACGCGAACAAATTCATCATTGACGCAGAGGCGGAAGAGGTGGAGCCGGACAAGCTCCTCTCCGACGTGAACACCGTGCCGCCCATACAAAAGGCGGAGAAGGCGGAAAGACCGGCAATCCCCGGTATCGATCCGGATATACTCGATTACGATCCGGATGAGCTTGAGCAGGAGGATTTGCAGGAAGATTTATTTGCGGAGCTTGGTTTCTGATGGATATAAAGATACTCGCGTCCGGGAGCAGCGGGAACGCCTATCGAATATCAGACGGCAGAACAACACTGCTTTTGGACGCGGGAATACCCTACAAGGATATACAAATCGGGTGCGGGTTTAGGACAAGCTCGATACGGGGCTGCCTTATAACCCACTCGCATACAGACCACGCAAAAGGCGCGAAGGAGCTTATAAGACGCGGGACAGACGTTTACATCTCGAAGGGCGAGGCGGAAGCGTGCGGACTTACGGGACACAGAGTGCATACGGCAGCCGCCGGAAGGTCGTTTAGGATCGGAACCTTTGTCGTAACTCCGTTCGATGTCCGCCACGACACGCCCGAACCGCTCGGATTTTTGGCGGCATCGGATGTGAACAGGGAAAAGGTGTTGTATTTCACGGATACGTTCTACGTCAAGTACAGGTTCGTCGGGGTTACGCACATCCTCGGAGAGTGCAACTATGACGCGCAGAGCCTGAAGGCGGCGGTCGCGGACAGACGCACACCGCCGGAGCTGGGCGCACGGCTGATGAAAACTCATATGAGTTTGGAGAATTTCCTTGAGTTTCTAAAGGCAAATGACCTCTCACAGGTCAGGCAGATTTATCTGCTCCACTTAAGCGAAAACAACAGCTGCGCCGAGAGAATGCGCCGCGCAGTGCGGGAGCTTTGCGGCACAGAGGTGTATACCTGCTGATAAGGAGATTAACATGGCAAGACGGAGAATGATTGCGCCCGAAATATGGGAAAGCGAAGATTTTGCAAGCTTATCACTGCTTGCAAGGCTGCTGTTTATCGGGCTTTTCTCAAACGCAGACGATGAGGGACGCGGCAGAGCGAAGGCGGCGTTCCTTAAATCACGGATATTTCCGTATGACGAGAATATACGGATTTCGGATATTACAAAGGCGTGCGGGGAGATTGCAAGGCATACCTCGATTGTGTTCTATGAACACGACGAAAACGAGTATTACAGCTTTAAAAATTGGTGCGTTTGGCAGAGCATATCGCGCCCGACACCGAGCCGAATACCCCCGCCCGATGAGCATTCAATGAAAAACATTGAGGATTCAATGAAAATCATTGAGCCCTCAATGAAAAACATTGAGGATTCATTGAACGTTCAATGTAAACTCATGCCTAAAAGAAAAGAAAAGAAAGGAAAAGAAGAGAAAGAGAAAGAGAAACGCGCGCGCGCGAAGGAGCGTTTCGCGGAGTTTTGGAGTGAATATCCCCGTAAGGTCGCGAAGGCTAAAGCAGAACAAGCCTGGGAGAAATTCGAAATGACAGAGGAGTTATTCAACACCGTAATGAACGCGCTCAAAAAGCAGAAGCTGTCGCGGCAGTGGAAGGAAGACGGCGGCAGGTATATTCCGCACCCCGCAACGTGGATTAACCAGAAACGGTGGGAGGACGCCACGGATGCGCCCGATACGGTCGCGGCAGGTGATGATACGCTGCTGTCACCGACGCAGGACGTGGATGAGATTGCCGCCCGGTTTTTGGAGATGTACGAGTAGGGGCGTGATTTATCGCGCCCGGCGGCGTGCGGCACTGTGGTGAGTTTGGGCTTACATTGTGCGTGAAGAATCCCCCCAAACGGCGGCTGTGCCGCCATTTGACCCCCTTTGACAAGGGGGTCTGCGGAAAATCGAAAGGAGCTGGAATGAGATACAGACACAAGGAGACTATTATCGCGTATGCCAAGAGCGGGATGAGATGTACCGCTGCGGCGCGGGAATTGGAAATATGTCGGTCTGCATTGTATTACAGGCTGAAAAGAATACGGGATTACTACGGGCTTAATCCGCTTCTGCCCGATGATCTCGATGTTCTGTTCAGGATTGCGGCCGGGGAAGAGCCGGACAAGTTTGAAGAGTTCTGGAAGGAATACCCGCGTAAGCAAAACAAGGCTTACACAAGAACGATTTGGAATCGCATGAATGTGTCCCGGGAACTGTTCAACACAATATTTGATGCGGTTTTGTGGCAAAAACGGTCACGGCTGTGGAAAGAGGACGGCGGCAAAAATGTTCCGCTTGCGTCTACCTGGCTTAACCGAAAATGGTGGGAGCGTGATCCGGATGCCGAGGATGCGCCGCATGAGCCGGGCGAGGTGCGGGAGAGCAAGCGCGGGAAAAAGCCGATATGCGTCAACAAGCCGCGCTCGCTGTGCTGGAGGTGCAGGAACGCGGTTGACTTCAAGGTGTGTTCATGGGCAAGGGATTTTACGCCCATACCCGGATGGGACGCGATACCGCACCAATATTCAAGCTGCAGCGGCGGGTACAGGAGTTACCATGTCAAGCAATGCCCGCTGTTTGCGGCGGATTGAATGAAAGGGGGTGCTTTGGGATGAACAAGGTTGTGCTTATAGGTCGGACAACGGCGGATATTGAGCTTCGGACACTGACGTCCGGGAAAACCGTGTGTTCCTTTTCTCTCGCCGTGACACGCGAGTTTAAACGTGACGAGACGGATTTTATAAATATTTCCGCATGGGGCAAAACGGCGGAGATTTTGAGCCGCTATGTACGCAAGGGTGACCGCGTGGGCGTGTCCGGTCGCATTCGGGTTCACAGATACGAGAGCGACGGGCAGCGGCGGTATATGACCGAGGTCGTTGCCGACAGTGTGGAGCTGCTGACCTCGAAGGGTGACAGGCGGGATGTGCCGAGTGCCGACGCGCCGGCGGGAGCTGATGAGTTTGCGGAAATCGACGATGATGAGAGCGATTTGCCGTTTTGAAGGTGAGGTTGGATAATTATGCGAAAAAATGTTGTGTGCCTTATAGGCGGCATCGCCGCCGGGGTGATGATCGGGGCGGGTGTTATGGCACTCGCCGCGCCCGGCAGGGTCGTTGTCTGCGACACGGTCGGCGCGGAAACGGCGTCGTTTGCCGTCGACTGCGATTATAGGTTCGACAGTATCAGGTATACGTCGGACAACGGCGATTTGATTCTGGAGCTGATTTACAAGAGAAAGTGAGGTAATTTTGATATGACGGTCGAAGATGCCGTAAAGACGGCGGCGAAGTATCCCCGGAAGGAGTGTCACATATTCGTTGACGCCCGGGATGTGCTTGACGCGCTTGACGAAATGACGAGAATGTATGAGGACGAGGCGGAGGAATGCAATGTGTCACGCGAGGGCGAATGCCGTGCATTGGAGTATGCGCAGTATTACATAAAGACAATGAACATCGAATCGCCGTACAGGGTGCGGATCATGAACGAGTGCGGCAATATAGAGACGTTCGTGCCGGAGGAGGAATGCTGAATGAAAATCACTTTAGACAAAGACTGCCATGTGAAAGCGGCTGATTTGGAAACCGGGGAGATACACACATATTCGTGCTTCCCGTGTCCGGGGTGCGGGAAATGGCTGCACGATAATCCCGCATATCACTACTGCCCGTACTGTGCGGTGCGGCTTGAGCGGTGAGTTTGGGCTTACATTGCGCGTGAAGAACCCCCCCAAAAAAAAACGGCGGCTGTGCCGCCGCTTGAACAGGCTACGGTGCGTCTCTTTTATAAAGCGCAGTATGCCGCAGCCGAAATTTCTATATTTGAATATGCCATTAGGTGTCATATTCGGATGCTATAATTGCGGCGCAGGAATCCCCCCAAATGGCGGCATAGCCGCCATTTGAACAGCCTACGACAAGACGCTTGCTGCGCAAGCGTCTTGTCGTTCACCCCTTTGACAAGGGGGTCTTGGGTTGATGCGCGGTGTGCATGATAAAGTGTTAATTAAACAAAGTGTGGTGATTGTATGACGGCGAAGGAATACCTTGAGAGGACGCGGGGGATTTCCGAGGAGATTGAGCTGCTGTGTGCGGAGCGGGACAAAGCATTTGCGGCGGAGCTTACGGCGGTGAGGTCGGAGACATTGAGCGTGATTAATGAGCTTGAGGACAGCGTTCAGCGGCGAATACTTATAATGCGGCACATACGGCTTGACTCGTGGAGCGAGATTTCAGCGGCTGTGGGGTATGAACGGAGCTATGTATTCCGGCTCTACGCCAAAGCCTTGAAAAAAATTGATAAAATCTTGAAAGAAGCGACTAAAAGCGATTGAAAACAACTACCTGCCTGTGGTATAATGTATCATGTGAAATTTAGGGACTGACATTCTTGACAGACAGATTCCTTTCGAGAGACAGGCTCATTGTATTTTTCTCTCCTTGATTTACGGTTCGGGAAAAGCATCGCGGAAGCGGTGCTTTTTTCGTGCGCGGAGAGACGGAAACGGGGGTGTGAGTATGGCGGGGAGGCCGTTGAAATACAAGAATAAAAAAGAGCTTGAGACGGCGATTGAGAAATATTTTGCCGGGTGCGACAAGACGGGCGAGCCTTATACCATGGCGGGGCTTGCGTATTCCTTGGGGATTGACAGAAAGACACTGCTGAATTACTCAAAAGAAAATCAATTTTTCCCCACGATAAAAAAGGCGCGAAGCAGGATAGAGGCGTTCAACGAAGGGCAGCTTTACACCAACAACCATACCGCAGGGATTATATTCAATCTCAAGAACAACTTCGGGTGGAGCGACAAGCAGGATGTGAATGTACATCAAACGGAAGATGTTGTCGCGGAAAAGCTGACGGAGGTGTTCGGATTCCGTGCTAAACAGGAGACAGATTGAGGTTGTGGAGTGCATACGCACAGAGGATCCGAAGACGGTTATCTGTCACGGCGCGAAACGGGCGGGAAAGACATACATACTCATTTACGCGTTTCTGGCGCATATGGCGGCATATAAGGACAAAGGGCTGTCGTTCATATTGGGCGGCGCAACACAGGCGTCTTTGCGGCGTAATGTGCTTGACGATATGGAGACGATATTAAACAAGCCGCTAAAGCTTGACAGGTCGAACGCAGTTGAGATATTCGGCAATAAGCTGTACTGCTTTGACGGGGCAACATCGGACGCGTGGAAGAAGGCGCGAGGCTTTACGGCGGCGGGGGCGTTCCTCAACGAGGGAACGGCACTGCATGAATCGTTTGTGCGCGAGGTTGACAGCAGATGTTCTTATCCCGGTTCGCGGCTGTTTATCGACACGAACCCGGAGAACCCGAGCCACTATATCAAGACCGACTACATAGACAAGGACGGCGCACGCCTTAAGAGCGGACGCTTGAATATACGAGCGTTTCATTTCTCGCTTTATGACAACAACGCGCTTGATCCGGAATACGTCGAGAGCATTGTGCAGAAAACACCGAGCGGGATGTATACGGATCGCGACATCAAGGGGCTGTGGGTTTCGCCGGAAGGCGTTGTATATCCCGATTTCAGCCGAGACTTGTATGTGACGCCGGAGGACATTTCACGGATGGAGTTTGAAAAAATATATGCCGGGGTCGACTGGGGCTATGAGCATTACGGAGCTATTGCGCTGTGCGGTGAGCGTTCCGACGGCGTTACGGTCGTTATGGAGATAGACGCGAAACAGCATATGGAGATAGACTACTGGAGCGGCAAGGCACTTGAACTGAAACGGAAATACGGCGATATTCCGTTTTACTGCGATGATGCGAGACCGGAGCATATAACGCGATTCCGCAAAGACGGGCTTAACGCACGCCACGCGAAAAAGTCCGTGCTGTCGGGCATAGAACAGGTAGGAAAAGGGTTTAAGACAAAGACACTGCTTGTGACGGACAACTGCAAGCGGTTTAACGATGAAATATATCAATACGTTTGGAACGAGGTGACGGGCGATCCGGTCAAGCTGTTTGATGATGTGCTGGATGCCGTGAGATATGCGATATACACAAACTACGTATTTGCAAGCAGATAGGGGATGATGATTGCGGTGGAGTTAACGACTGCGGAAATTCAAAAAAAGATAGCGAAATTCGAGAGCAAGAAACGCCCGCGATTGAATATGCTCTACGAGTATTACGCGGGTCGGCACAGAATATTGTCCGCCGCGAAGCCCGGCGGCAGACCGAACAACAGAATCGTGACGAATTTCGCAAAGAATATCGTAACCAACACAACCGGGTATTTCATGGGCAATCCGATTACATACAATTACGACGATGAAACACTTGCCGAGCGTATGAGCGAGATACTCGAATACAATGACGATGCATTTGTGAATACGCAGCTGTCGGAGCATTTGAGCATATTCGGTATTGCGGCGGAAATGCTGTATCTGGATACGGAAAAGGACACGGGCGATATAAAAATACGATACGCGCCCATTAATCCTATGCAGCTTGTGGTTGAAACCACGGGCGATATTAACGACGATATAACGCTTGCAATCAGGTGGTACGACGTGTTTGACGATGACGATGTACGCACGCGCCATATTGAGGTGTACGACAGTGAGACCGTGTCATATTATCGTCTTGACGCTTACGGCTCTGTGCATGAGGAGATACCGGACGGCAGACAAGCGGCGGTACAGCGTCATTATTTCGGCGAAGTGCCGATTAACGTGTATTACAACAACGATAACCGCATGGGCGATTTCGAGGATGTTATAAGCCTTATCGACGCATACAACACAATGCAGTCGGAGAGCGTCAACGATTTTCAGAGCTTCGCGGACTGCTTGATGCTTGTAAAGAATATGCGTATGTCCGAGGATGCGATAGAAACCATGCGGGAAAAGCACGTGATTGAAGCATTTGAGGACGGAGATGTAAGCTACCTCGTAAAGCAGGTTAACGATACGTATGTGGAGAATATCAAGGAGCGGATAAAGCAGGATATTTATTTATCCTCAAACACCGTCAATATGTCCGATGAGAGCTTTGCGGGAGCGACAAGCGGCGCGGCAATCAGGCGGCGGATGATGAATTTCGAAAGCCGCGTATCTCAAACGGAGCGATATTTCAAGAAGGGTTTACAGCGTCGGTTTGAGCTTATATGCAATATGCTCGGCGTGCAGGGGAGCAGCTTTGACTATCTTTGCGTAACCCCGGTGTTTGAGCGCAACATCCCCGCCGATATACAGGAGATCGCCACAGAGGTTGCACAGCTCCAAGGGATGGTTTCAAAGCGGACATTGCTGGCGCAGATACCATTTGTTGAGGATGTGGAGGAAGAGCTTGAAAGGCTTGAGGAAGAAGAAACGCAGTACAGCGCGGGAAACTTCGGGCAGAACGACAGCGAGTTGTTGAACGATGATGAAGAAGACGAACCTGCAGAGAACAAACGAGTATTGGCAGAGGCGCATATACAAGCTTGAGAACGACCTTACAGCCTCGGTCAAGATTGATGAGCTGTATAACGAAGCATACGACAAGCTTTTGGCGGATGTTGAAGAGCTTTACAAGCGAACCAAAGACGGCGAGCCGCTGACACGGACGGAATTGTACCGCTACAGTAAGTTTCTGGCGTTCAAAAACCGCCTTGAGAGCGAGAGTAAACGGATAGGCAGGTCGTTATATTCCGAGATAGAACAAGCACTCGCAAAGGCGTACAAAGCCGCAGGGCTTGCCGCAAAGGAACGGCTCGGAGAAACGAGCGTTTGGACGGTTCAAAACAGGCGCATGGCACGGGCGTGTGTCGAGCGCGACTGGGCGGGTTCGAATTTCAGCAAACGGATTTGGAAGAACAGACAGGCAATGTCGGCGGCGGTTCGCGAGGGCGTGATTGACTGCGTTGTAAACGGCAAGAGCCGAGCCGATTTCGTCAACGTTCTGACAAAACAGTTCGGTGACAGCGAGAACCCCGGAGCGGCGCGGTCAAGAGCGGTCACTCTGACGCGTACAGAGGTCATGCACACGCTGAATACCGGAGCAATGGAAACATACGCGTCCGAGGGCGTTCACTTCCTGCAGTGGGACGCAGAGCCTGACGCGTGCAACGAATGTCTGGAGCTTGCCGCGCACAACGGCGGCATATACCCGATTAACGAATACCCCGGAGCGATAGCGCATCCCCGCTGTAGATGCGTGCCTATTCCGGTTGAGGATGATGACCCGCGAGTGTCGGGAATGGTGAAAAGCACCAAACCCGACACGCAGTTCAGAGGAAAACGGCTTGCCGCATCCGGTGAAAATATACTTGACATTTCCGGGGAAAGTGGTATAAT